GGCGTGGGTGTGTGTTTGCGCGAAAAATTTTTAAGGGCGGCTGATTTCCCCCTCGCCGTGATTGTCAGTTTTTATTTTGGGAAGTGGTGGGGGGGCGGGTAGGTATAGGGGTTTGATTTGAGGTTAGGTTTTTGTTGCGGGTAGTTTTGGGCTTGGTGTGTTGCCCCCCTGCCCGACCCAAAATCGTTTGTTTCTTTTATTTGTTGTCGCTTTTAGAGTCGGTTTTTGGCGCAAAAAGGGGGGGTGTACGTGTTTTTGTTTTTTATGAGCTTCAATATCGGAATCAAGGTTTGATTGGAATTGGTGTTTATTTGGGGTGCTATTGATTTGATGTTTGAAACCTGATAGAATGTAAGAATAGGAGGTTGGTATCTCCTTGAATTACATGTTGTCACTCCCATGAAACGCCCTTCCCCTGGGGGTGGCAACATGTTACATTTTGGTGGTCTTATGAAATCTTCTCAGGATGTATCAATCCTGCTTTCTCTTTTTGCGTTGTTGTTTTACTTTTTCTGGCTGGGAGCTTATTCGCGTGTCCTCGAACGTCGATTCAAAAAAGTGTGGGTATCTATACCCATCGGACAATAGGCAATGCAGGGCTTGGGCTATACGTGGTTCCGATCCTGCTCGGTGCGCGTCGCATCGCCAGGATGGGGGGCCGAGAACGGGCGCGCCTAAAGGGAACACAAACAGACAGAGTCATGGGTTCTACGCTTCCTCTCAACATGAGTTGAGGTCGATTGATGATGTGCTCTCGGACATGCTCACTCGGCAAAGTCAGCTATCAGCCTACATTGAGGAGAAATCAGCTACAGGAGAAATCGAAATACCCGACATGGTAAAACTCCTTTCTTTGCATGGTCAGAATGCTAGCAGGATTGGTCGGCTGTTGCGTGACCAGCGTGCTCTTTCGGGCGAATCGGCTGACGGTATTGCTGGCGCGATTGCCACCGCCTTGGACGAATTGAGCGTAGAATGGGGCGTTGAGTTGTGACGGGTGAAGAACGATTGAGGGCGGCTATTCGCCGATTGTCTCCGCATCGGCAAGAAGGCGAAAAGGAGATTGAGGTCAGCAGCCAAGCGGGGCCTCGCTTGGCGGTGGATTGGTCGGCGGTGGTGCTAATTATCCGATTGTTGGCCTTGATCGTTGGCCTGATCGTGTCCATTTGGGTGGGGCCTGAAGCGGTTGGGTTGGTGGTAGCTTTCTTTGGGGGGTAAATGGATAAGCAAGAAGAGAGGGAGCTAAAAATAGCTTGGATTGAGTACCGGGTACTCCGCCTTGAGCGGGGTCAAACTCGATTGTATTGGCTATTGCTGGGGCTGGTTGGGTTAGAGGTGCTGGTGCAAGTTGTTGGATTATCAATATGGTTAATGATGAACTAGCGAAGATTGAAAAAGTAAAGCGTGTATTTCGCTCGATTTCGCTTTTCAGTCAGTTAGTGATAGGTTTCCCCCTTAGACAATATCAAATAGATCCCGCTGACGCCGTGATTGAAAGCTGTGTCCACAATCGAGGTATTGAATTCCTTTGGGTTTTTCCTCGACAGTCGGGCAAAGATGAGGCGGTTGCTCAGATGTTGGCTTATTTGCTCTCAATGTTTCACAGGACTGAGGCGCAGATGATCCATGTCTATCCCACGCAAATGCAGACAGCAACGGGTGTTACCCGCCTTGAGCGTCGGCTGGACAATATTCTTACTCGGTCTTATTCCTGGTCTAAAAACAGACCCAAGCGCATAGGTGTGGAACGGTCACAATGTTATTTCTTTTCAGGCCATGAGCAATCGAGGGCTGAAGGAGCAACGGCTAATTTGCTCCTTGTGGTGAACGAGGTACAAGATTGTGATGAGGTGGTGATTGAAAGGCGATTTACGCCTATGCGTGCATCGACAAACGCATCTGCTTTATTTGTCGGCACGGTGCGAACGACGAGTGATTACCTTTGGCGTGTGAAAACTCGCCTTGAAAAATTGGAAGCCAAGGACGGGATAAAGAGAGTTTGGTTTGTTTCCCCTGGAGAGGTGGGCAAAGAAAATATGTTCTATCAACAGTTTGTCCACAATCAAATCTTGATGAAGGGGCGGCAACACCCAAGCGTAAAATCAGAGCTCTTTAACGAGCCAGTGGACACGGCGGCGGGTTTATTTCCTGATCGGCGTTTGGCCCTTATGCGAGGTCGGCATGTTCGCCAGGCTGGGCCAAGCCAAGGAGAGGTATACGTTGCTATGCTGGATGTTGGCGGTCAAGATGAGGCGGCTACAGAAGCATTCAGCGATTTGGATAATCCAGGCCGTGATTACACAGTGCTGACTATTTGCCGTGTCAATCTGGATGGGGCTTCAAGTGTTGGGCCTACTTATGAAGTGGTGGACGTGTTCACAGACCAGGGCAGCCGACACTTCCAATCTTTTCCAGGCAAGCCTAGCTTGTTTGACAGGCTGCTTGCTCTGCTAGATCATTGGCGGCCAGTGGCAACGGTGGTCGATATGTCCGGTGTCGGCCAAGGTGTGACTGATGCTTTGATTGAGCAACATTCGGGGGCGGTGTTTGGGTTCGATTTCTCTAAAAATCACGGCAAGGCTAGGCTAGGCAACGACTTTCTGGCCATTGTCGAAACGGGTCGATTCAAGTATTTCGAGGGTGGGGGAGAAGGTTCTGATTCGTGGTGGTTTTTTACTCAAGCTGAGTTTTGTGGTTATGAGTTGGCAGAAGGTGTACCGATTGAGCGGGGTTTACGGTGGGGTGTCAGGGCTGGGGTCAAGACACAACTTTCAGCGGGGGGTGTGATAGCGGTACATGATGATCGTCTCCTGTCTGCCGCTCTGGTGGCTCACGTTGAGGAGTTGAGGTTGGATGGTAAAATTTTCTTCTCGACGGGGGAAAGCGCCATAATCTCGATTACGGATCGGGAGGATCAAGGCTGGAATTAGTGGGGACATAAAAAGCTGCCGCGTTTACCTGGTACGCCCCCAATTTAGCCCCCCTCTTGACCTTCCGAGCTTTTCCCGAAGGTCGAGAGGGGGGCGGCTTTTTTAAAGGCGGCTTTGGGGTACTGGGGTAGCTGGGCCTGGGCCTCAAGCCAATTTTGGCGTATCTGCGGGGCATGCGTGGTGGTTAGTCGGCCCTGAGCGTGGGACTATTGGTTGGGAGTGCGACGCTTTATCAGCACGGAAACCACATATCCCTAAGCGATAGGGCCGCTCGGATATCAAGGGAATAGATAAAATCAAAGACTCTTTTAAACCTTCGCCTTTATTGCCTTGGTTGTGTGTGCTGCCGTGCGGGGGCGTGTGGCGACGTTCCATCAGCCCCGCCCCAGCGCAAAGCATTATATAGCCCTCGGCGTGGCAACAAAGCGAGTTTGCTTGTTGAACGAACCTGCGGGGGTATGTGTTTGGTCGGCTGTTCTTCCCCGCCCAAACACGTACCCTTTCATGGCCTTGGACTATCGGCTATTGTTGGCGCGAAAGAGGGCGACGCTTTACCAGCCCGGCGCGGCAACGTTAGCCCCAAGATTGAAGTAATCAAATGGCCATCGGCGTGGCGACAAAAGCGAGTTTGCTTGTTGAACGAACCTGCGGGGGTATGTGTTTGGCGGCGTCGTTTCACGCCAAACACGTACCCTTTCATTTCAATGGTTTAGGGTCTGTTGCGATGCCGGGGGGAATGCTTTTAGGCGACGCTTTATCAGCCGTAATTACCCCAGGCATGAGTAGCAGCCCCCCAAGTTCGGAGTATCGGAGACAATTGAGAAGGAACCGTGCTTTTGGGCATCGCTTTTTTTTTACGATGCCCAAAAGCACAGGTAGATAAAGCGCGATTCAATGGAGAATGAAGGAGCCGTGCTTGGAGCCTCGGCGCTTTTTTTTTATGCCGAGGCGACAAGCTGGGCGGGCAAAACAAGACGTTCTTGCCCTTGCCCTTGCCCTTGCCCTTAGCCGTTCCTTTGAATTAAAGAACCGTGCTTTACCCGCTCCAGCTTTTTAGCGCGGGTAAAGGACGGTGGTATTTTGAGAGGCGATTGAGTATAGCTTGAGCCTGGCTAAGCAAACAAGGCAAGCCGTTTATGGCGCATCTGCCGTTATTGTTTCCGGTCGGTTGTGTGTGGGGAAGTGCTGGGGCGTGTGGCGACGCATTATCAGCCCCGACCCAGCGCAGCCCCCAGGGCAATCAAGTTCCAACTCGCAAGCCCCGCCTTCAATGCCTGGCTTGGCTGGGGTTTCGTGGGAGGCCTCGGCGTGGCGGCAAAAGCGAGTTTGCTTGCTGGACGAACCTGCGGGGGTAGGTGTTTGGCGGCGTCGTTTCACGCCAAACACGTACCCTTAATCAAAGAGCCGTGCTTTTGCCCCTCGCGTTTTTTTTTGTATTTGTGAGCGGGCAAAGGCAAAGGCGGTATTTTGAGAAGCGATTGTGTATAGCCTGAGCCTGGTTAAGAAAACAAATCAAGCCGTTTATGGCGCATCTGCCGTTATTGTTTTCGGTCGGTTGTGTGTGGCTGAGTGCTGGGGCGTGTGGCGACGCACTATCAGCCCCGCCCCAGCGCAGAAAGCCAAGGCGGAACGTCGAGCCATGTCTGTAGCTTCGGCGCTTTTTTTTTATGCCGAAGCGGAAGGCGGCGGGTACTTGAACTAGATTCTAGTTTATGGTACGCTAAGATCATGAAGATAGTTATTTTTGAAATATTCCTATCATTCCGCAACAAAGACGGGAAGATAGCATGTCCTGAGTGTTTGCCCTTTGTTGGCAAAATATACAGGAAGGGGGTGGGGCCTCAACCGCCTTTGCACCCAAACTGCAACTGTTTCCGCATGTTTCATCATTGGATGTGGGAAGAAGAAAGAGAGGTCGGCAATGGTCGGACCTAAAGAACTTTGGCAAAGAATAATACTCGCCCTGCGAGTAATCATAGACGATGATCATACACAAGGCTGGCAGCCCCTGGGCCTGGCTGGCGATGGGCCAAATGATCGGGATTGGAATGAGCATTACGAGGATTTAACCGACGCCTTGGAAGCCTGGGAACAAAATTTCTTGGTGCGCCAGGTGGTGAGACTTACCACAGCTTTTGTGGTCGGCGATGGCTTGGCCGTGCGAAGTTCGGACCCAGTGATTAACGATTTTATAGCCGAATTTTGGGCGCACGAAGAAAACGACATAAGCGCCAGGTTAAGCGGTTGGTGTGATGAACTGACCCGATCAGGTGAATTGTTTTTAATCCTGTTCACTGATCCTATCGACGGGCTTAGTTTTATTAGAGAAATGCCAGCTAGCCAGATTGAGCGCATTGTGACCGACCCTGACGATTATGAAAAGCATCTTGGCTATCGAGAGATTTACAAGCCAGGACCGGACGGGTACGGGGGAGAAGATTTAAGCCTTGAGCCTAAGATTTGGGCCTCTCTCCATACGGCTGAAGTATCAGACCCTATGATGTTACATTACAAGGTAAACCGTGTTATAGGTCGAACGCGGGGGACTGGTGATCTTGGGCCTGTGCTCCCCTGGGCTAAACGGTATGTTAGCTGGCTCAAGGGGCGGGTTAGATTTAATGATCTTAGATCGCGTCTCGCTGCGGTTGATATTGAGATTGACAACGACAGGGATGTACCGCTTAAGCAAGCTCAGTATGAAGCAAACCCGCCTACAGATGGTAGTATTTGGGTGCACGGTCGGGGTGAGCGTATCTCTTATCCTGCGGCCAATATTCAAGGCTGGGATGCTGAACCGGATGGCCGAGCCATTCGGCTGGCCCTGGCGGCTGGGGCCAATGTCCCGATTCACTTTTTGGGAGAAGGTAGTCAGGCCACCCGTAGCACTGCCGAAGAAATGGGCGATCCTACTCGCCGACATTACCGCATGCGGCAACAGATCATAAGCGGAATCGTGGTTGACATTGTCAAACGGGCCTATGGGCGGCGGGTAGGGCTGGGCCTGGCTGAACTTCCGGAGGATTGGGGTTTGGTGGTTGAAGCAACGGACATTTCTAAGGAAGATAACAAGGCTCTGGCTGAAGCTGCGCTCACGGTGGTTAATGCCTTTTCAATGATGCGCGAAAATGGTTGGATTGATGACGAGACAGCGGTTCGCCTTAGCTTCAAATTTGTGGGTGAATTGCTCGATGAGGAAAAGATACAGGAGATTTTGGATAGTGGCGTGGTCCAGGCGATGGAAGAAGAGGAAAGTTCAGAATGATTTTGATTGGATGCAGGAAAAAAGCGGGGGCGGTTTCGCTCCTGGGCAAATGGCTTTTTGCCCCCAAATTATAAAGGCAGGTTGAAATGGAAGTAACAAGTAAAGAACGGGACCCAAAGGACGTTTGCACCCTGGCTCTGCCAGTGCTGTTAAAAGCTGACGGTATTGGCGGCAATCGGCGCGAGTACCAAGTGCAATTAATACAGGCTGGCAAAGTTCGCTTGGCTGACGGCTCCTTTGCTGACTGGACTATTCCGGTCGAGACCCTGGCGGTCGCAACGGCGGCGGGGTTGTTTGAAGATATTGCGTGTATGGTTGACCACCCTAATTTTTTTGAAGGTCCCAAGGCGCGAGATTTGGCTGGGGTTTACTTTGCCAGCATGTTTGATGATGTAAGCTCGGCGGTGCTGGCCACCCTTCGGCTGTATGGTCGGGAGGACTTGGCCTGGCTGGGGCAACTGCTTGATGAGGTGGCTCTTGATTTGGCAGAAGGTCAACCAGTGCCCGATGTTGGCTTTAGCCTGGTCTTTTATGGACAGCACGAAGAGAACGAAGAAACGGGGGAACGCATCACCACGAACATTTACCATGTCTCAAGTTGTGATGTAGTGTTTGGCCCTGCGGCTGAGGGTCGATTGATCAAAGCGTTATCTATGGCTGGTGGGGATACTCCTGGCCTTAATGTAGTTCATTCGGAGGTTGTTTCAATGAGCGAGAAAAAAGTAGTTGTACAAGATGCCCCCCCTAGTGACGGGGGAATGATTAATTTATTGACCGGATTCGAGGACCGGATTGGGGAGATTGAAAGCGCCCTTTCTGATGCAGTGCCAGCCACGGCGGCACCTGGGTATGATGATCGTCTCGGGGCGATTGAGGATAGCATGGCTCAGTTAAGCCGGGCTATTCAGGCCAATGTTATTCAAGGGATGGGCAAAGCGCCCCTTGATAACTCTGGCCAGGGCGTGAAAATCAGTGAGGCCTCTACAGGTCTGGACCGTGCGCAGAATGATGTTGATTGGATTTTTGGGGTAAACGGGGCGGCGACTCCTCCTCCTCAACGGCGGCATCTACGTGATATTTACCTGGCTACCACAGGCGACCACAACTTCACAGGCGTTTATAACCCTGATTTGGTTATGCTTGCCGGAGCCTCACCCACAACCTTACCTGACCTTGCGGTGAATGCGATGAATAAGATCATCATTGAGCAGTGGGTTTATCTTCAGGCTTACAGGTGGTTTGAGATCATCACTCGAATTGAACCCAACGACGGTAGCCGCCACAATATGCAGTGGATTACCTACGGCGGAGTAGCCAACTTGCCAGCCATTGCCGACGGGGCGGCTTATACTGAGTTAGACCTGGTTGACGCTCGGGAAACTGACAGTTGGGAAAAGCACGGCGGTTATGTTTCGATTACTCGGAACATGATTCTTAACTCTGACATTCAGCGTTTGCAATCTGTGCCTCGTTCTCTGGCTGTTGGTGCTGTTCGCACTCGTAGCACGGCGGTTAGTGACATCTTTACCAGCAATAGCGGGGTTGGGCCTACTCTGGACGAAGACAGTACCGCCCTTTTCCACGCTGACCACAGCAACATTGCCACCACGGCCATTGGCTCTGACACAACGGCCTGGGATGCGGCGGCCTTGGAGATTTACAAGCATACTGAGCTTGGCAGCGCCAAGCGTATTGGCATTTGGCCTCGGTATTGTTTGGTTCCTGGCGATCTGTATCGCACGGCGTTGGCCAATTTCGGTTACTCGGATGCAGTGCCGACGGCGCATGACCCGAACTTTAATGACCGTGGTCCGGCTGATCCTCGCCCAATTCCGGTTGCTGTTCCAGATTGGACGGACGCTAATGACTGGGCCGCCATTGTGGACCCTGTTGTATTTCCGGTTATTCACATCACCTACGGGCAAGACAGTTCGGGCCGCACGCACCCAGTGCCTGAGTTGTTCACTGCCCAAAGTCAGACAGGCGGCCTACTCTTTACCAATGATAAGCTGCCCATCAAAGTTAGGGATGAGTGGGCGGTTGGGGTTTCCTCGGCTAAAGGTGTCTCCAAGCGGAACGTAGCATAAGTTGCGGGTTTACTTTAACGATTAAGAATTTCAAGACCTTGAAGGAGGTTTGATTTTATGACTAACTTTATTGAACACTTTATCCAGTTGTCCACTCAGGCGGATGCTGACGCGATTGATTCGATTCCCTTGATGACTGCCGACGGTCCCATGACCCTGGACAGTGTTATCTTTTTCATTGCTTCGGTGGCTGGTTCTCCCACAGCTATTACTCTGGATGTGAACATCACTGACGGGACCGTGACCAATGTACCCATCTTGGCGGGGGCATTGGGAGCGGCAGCGGCCACCAAGGTACTGCGGCCTGACCAATCAGCATTGGAAGCGGGGACGCATGATGTACCTGCCGAAAACGAGAATGCTTCTTCCCCTGCCTTCTGGCGGTACAACTACGATCTTAACTTTACTGGGGGTAGTACTCCCACTGTCACTGGTACGGTTCTCTTCCGGTGGCGGTGCTAAGTGCGGCGGTGGGTCTGGTTCTCCCTCTGTAGGCATTGTCAGGGTGGGTGGATTTGGCTTAGCTTACCCTGGCGGTGCTATGTTCTACATTTAGGACATGGTGAGAACTGCTTCCCATTCGCTGATACGGGCCGATAAAAGCCTTGGTTTTGGGCTATGATTCGGCTGTGACTCGTCTCTCTCTGGCCCCTCTCTTGCTTGTCTCTTCCTTGTCATTGCTCCAGTTCTTCGGGAATTCAAGCGGTACTACTGGAGTCTTCCGTTCGGTGTCCGTGACGGTGGCTGACTACTGGGAAAGCCGCCCGAAGCCGCCCGAAACCGCCCGAAAGTATGCTGGGGGGTAGGGGGGGCATATTGGTATAAAGCGCATGTGTGTCTTAATTTTTTTTTTCGGTTTTTGGTGACGGTGGATCTTGCTGAAGCAAAGAGGTGGCGTCACCAAAATTTTCATTAGCGAGTAAGGGACAATGGCCTGGGGTTCCTGTATTTAATTATGTGCCTAAGTTTCTCCGCCCTGGGTCGTTGTCTCCCTCTTAAGTGGGGACGTGGTAAAAAATGGCCACACAAAAAGATGTCACCAAGTTTAAGCCTGTGCTTACCTGTTGCGGAAAGCGAATGAAGCGGGGCGAATCTGGTTTCTCCTTCAGGGGCACATTTTTTG